GAAGTCAATCAACTCTAAATCCAAAATATCGATTCCAGCAATAACATCACTATATATGTTAACTAATTGTTTGATGGATGGTTTTGGGTCGTTGCCGATATACTTTGAAAGTGCTAATACTTCTTCATAAAATAATCCACGTACATAAACTTCTCTAATATCACCGTATGACCTAAAACCAGTTGGTAGTTGTTCAATAACAACATATTCGTGTAAATCACCTGATTTAACAGATTTTCTTTCTTTCGTATTCATTCTTTATCCTTCACCTAGTACATTGAATGTTAATGAAATTGTGGTAGCGGTAAAATCTTGATCACCCCTAAATGAAATATCACCGTCTGGCACAACTGAGAATTTTTCTGGCTTACCAACAACATTACCACCTTTTAATCTATGTATATTTATAACAGTTGCATAATTTTTAATATCAGCCATATTTGGAACTCTGAGACTATTTGAGTCACGTGATGTTATATTATCAATCCATCTAATAATTTCATTACGTATAGTTCTGTCGTCATCATCGTAAACAGTTAGTGTTATACTTCTAGTTGGGTTTTGGTGTGTAATATATTCATACGACACCCCTGGACCTAAATCTATTGAACTCTTGTTTACGGATGCTTGTGTGTATTCAACATCAATAGCCGGTACAAAATTACTGTTAATTAGATTTAGATTTTCAATTCTAGCACCATTCTTTCCTGATTTTGAAAACGATACTAACCAGTTTGAGGAGTTATCAAAATTGACTGTTCTTAATTGGTTTGCGCTATATTTTAGTTGTGCCATCTATAAAACCTATTTCTTATTATGAATATTTAATGTGTTGATATAGTATGTTGTATAAAGACAAAATTTAGACAATAAAAAGGGGCTAAATAGCCCCTTAAAGTTTATATAATTTTAAAAAATTATATTACCACTTAACGTCACCGGCGGTAATGTGGAAATCATCGTAATCCCAAGTGATTTCAACATTAACAGGGTCTGCAGTTTGAGTAAGGTCAACACCAGCTGGAATTGATGGCATAGCACCAACCAACGTATATGTTTGTGTTACTTTATCATCCGGACCTAGAAGATACATTTTGATATCAGATTTCATGTCTTGAGTTGAAATCTGTGTACCTTGTGTATCAGAACCATCACCAGCCCAAGCTGATTGAGCCCATTTCATAAAATAAGCAGTTACCTTAGCATCAGTTCCTTCAACGAAAGACCAAGTCAATTGTCCAGCTTTTGTAGTTTTACCTAAAAACTTAACAGTGTGACCTTGCAATTCAACAGGTACATATTCATGTTCTGCGGTAGGTAAAGTTGCTGTTTGAACGCGAACTTGAAGTTCGTTACCGGATCCAATATCACCAACAGGTCCGTTTGAAACTTCAACATACCAATGAAGAGATGTTTGAAGTTCTGCCAATCCGCTTCTTGTGTTATTTGCACTAATTTTCATTTATATTTCCTTTAATGAAATTTATTTAATTGGTAACTCAAATGAGTTACCAAAGTAGGTTTAGATAGAAATATCAACACCAGAACTAAAGATTGCTAAAGTTACTGGAATCTCTTTAATATCCATAGTAGGCTTAATTCCAAGGAAAATAGGCATTCTACGGTTATCAATATCAGAAGAAGTAATGATATCTTTAATAGCTAAGTTATACGCATATACTCCACCTTTAGCTTGAATCTCATCACGCATAAATGCGTTAATAGCAGTTTCTAGCGGACCCCAAGTTCCTTCGTTGTTTAATTCAAAAGTTTTGTATTCAAGTAAAGCATCTAAGCCATATTTGATAACAATTAACAACATTGAAACAGATCGTAACTGTAATGGTGATGGTTTAACTAAAGTTGTTTCATTGCCCCAAATTACCAAACCAGAACCTTTCTTGTAACGGATTGGGTTAATACGGTTATCAACGAACCAATCACGGTCACCTTCGCTAAATTTAACTTTAACATCAAGTGCAACAATTTTACCACGGTTCCAACCTGCTGCAGGATACCACATTTCAAAATTACGTGTAGTGTAAGATTGTGCAGCACATGCAAATGATTCTGGTGATACCCAGATTTCTTTTTGGTTATAAGTATCTAGGAACTTAACCCAACCAGTAAAGATTGAACAAAGGTGAGTATTCAACATAGTAGCCGCTTTATAATCAACGATTTCTTTTTTGTAGTTGAAACTATCTTCAGCATTTGGATCCATTGAGATAAATGCGTGACACATACCTTGTGATGTTGCTACTTTTTGACATGCTTGTGCGAATGCAGGTGTAGTCCAACCACCGTCCATAAGTACTTGCATAGGTGTTTCTTCACGATTGCCAAGTGTTTCAACAGCAGTAACTAAGTCACTAACAGTAACTAGAGAACCAACAGAACCACTTGTCATTAGGTTTGCACCAGCGTCAACTAAACGACCTTCAACACCTGAAATATTGAATACTGCATTTAGAGGGTAGTTGTAATACACATTATCAAGTTCTTTGATTTTGTAATATTGAATACCATTCTGAATACCAGCACTTAAGTCGGTAATTGAAGTATCAAAAAGGTATAACTCAGAACCAATGGTAATGTTATCTTCTGATGGGCGGTCAATGATTAGTGAAGTGTTTGGTACATCAATTGAAGAAATTTTATATTCTTTAGATAATTCACCAGATTCTAGCATGAACTTAATTGAATCGCCAACATCAATACCAGCAACAGCCGTTAGTTGAATTTCTTTATGGTTACCTGAATCTAAGATATTCTCAGATGTTTGGTTCCCAGTTGCAACAAACATTCTAGTTGGGTTTTGCTTCCAAAGACTATATGAAGTATATAATGGTTTAGCCGGTACACCATCGTCTACATCAGCAGCGTTGTGTTTAACTTGAATATAAGCTGATTTACCATTGATACGGTCTTCAACATAGGTCTGATTACCAAAACCATCTAAGAACGGTTCGTTTGTAACTTCCCATGATTCAACTTGAACACCCTGATAGTATACAATAAGGTTATAAGCATTTTCATAATCACGTGATGGTGCGGTAGCAATAGAAATTTCATTACCCCATTCACCCTCTGTTAGTGAAGAAATTAGTAAGCAGTCACGGTCTTCAAATTCAGAATGTGTTACTTTATACACTTTAAGATCAGCAGTCAAATTCATGTAATCTGCGAAATCCATATACTTTGTGTTTTCTACTAATGTAGTTTTCTTATTGAAGACAACCTCAACACCATCAATAGAAATAACATCACCTGGAGAAAGGTAGTCTGTATTAGTACAAATAATAGTTTTTGCATTAGATGCGTCACGTACAACAGTAGGGTTTCCAGTAATAGAAACAAGTGCACCTTGGTCTACTAAGAATATCTCTGTACCTTTACTAACAGTAATTGCAGTATCAATTGAGATTTTTTCAAATACAAGTTCTTCAACACCAGTTTCAACAACAGTGTATGTCATGGTGTCTTCACCAACAGATGATGTTGAACTATTAAGAACAGCTAAGTCTTCAGATGTGAATGAAACTTTTGAACCAGCTTCGATAGTACCTAGTGCATCAACATAAATACGCTTAGTATCTACAAAGCTATCCTTTAACTGGACAGGTTCTAAAGAGTACTCTTTGTTAGTTGAATAAATTGGAAAACTATAAGCGTCCAATTCATGTTGTGTTAATCCTTCAATAGGTCGAATGATTCTAGACTCTTCAGAAAGTTCTTCTGTTGCAACAGTTGTTACAGGTTTAATTTTACTACGAACCAAAACAGAAGCAAATGTTGCGTCTTCGTGAATAGCACGTGTTACCCATAGCTTGTTACCCTCTGAAAGATAAGTAAGAGCCGAGTACATAGCAGTACCAAGTTTTGGATCAGGTTCACCATATACATCAATTAGTTCATTAACTGATGTGATTAATGTTGGTTTGTTTACCGCACCCTTTTTAGAGACAACGGTAACACCAGCATAAATACCATCTAGTGATGGAATAATTGCTGAACGATCTTGAACACTAAATGTGTGTTTTGCACTTCCCATAATATTTCCTTTTATAATTTACGTAAAGATAATTTTTTTACAAATTGTTTTGAAATCTCTAAAAATCTTTTCTCAGATGGTAACTCAACAATTTCGACAGCCTTTGGACCAATAACAACAATATCTTTAGTTTCTTCTAAACCATCGATATCAACATATTGAGTCAAAGGGGTTTTGTTAATGATTTGAACTTTCATTTTTTAACCTTTAATAATTTAATTGAATAAAAGTGGCATAACCACGATTATTATTATTTAATTGAATAAAATCCATCTCAATTCATGTGATGGTGTGTTTAGTAACAATATTATCTATAGGTGTGTGTCTTCCGGGTGTCCTGTACCTTTTACCCATCTCATCTCATCTTTAGACAATGGTTCTAGCGTGGTGCTAATTTTTCTATCTGTAATATCAAATATTGGGTCTGTTGTATCTACTGGTATTTCTCCAGGTGCTACCATTAAGTGTAAATCAACACCTTTAACTTTATATTCATCTTTGTAGTATGGCATAAAGAATACCCCACTTAGTTCAAAATCCAAATCGAGATATCTTAAAGAACTTTCATTAATCTTACCTATAAAACTAATATCGTTAAACATAACATTATATTCAACTTCTTCAAGTGGTTCAATGTCGTCACTTAAATCGAAATCTATCAAAATAGTTTTTTTCTGTCTTCCAAAGTCAGCTGCATATAGTAGTTCTATTAAATCACATACTTCATAGTTATCACAAAGTATTTTAACTGTGAAGAAAATACTACCATAGAAGGCATTACGAATTTCAACCTTTTCGTTGGTGTTGATATTTTGACTATAAACTTCTAGTTTAATATTGTTTGCCAATTCCTCTGATTTTTTGATAGGCGTTCTATTGAATAAACCTAGGTTATGAATAGCTGTACCATTATCATCAACAGTAATCTTCTCAATTAAGTTTTCATATGTATTGGAGTTATTTATTCTCAATTCCATAGAACGTCTAAATTCTTCTAGTATATCCAAATCTTCATCGTATCTAAATTCGAGTGGTATACCATAATCTGAAAAGTAATCTGTCAGGTATTGAAAAACCGCCGATTGTATTTTCTCTTGCATTATGTTATCTTCTTGTATTTAAATTTTTGTGAATTAGCATTGAGTCTAACTTCGGATACTTTAGAAATATCTTGGTCATCTGTTGCCTGGAATTCTTCCAATTCAATATCATAATCATCTTGTAATTCATTTTGAAGTTCGAGTAATTCATCATCTTGACGTTTAATGCTCATAAATGGTGATAGTGTATGAATATGTAAAATTTCACCAACATGTGTATTAATAGTTTCAGTATTTTCTACTTTGAATTGTCCAACACCGTTAGTTTCAGTCAATGCTACTATTTTTGTATGTCTTGGAAAGTTAAGTGTCTGTGTGGTGTAACAGACAAATTCATCTGTATGTAGTGTGTCATATACACCTTTAGATTGTGTTGTTTGTGTCAATAGTGTTGGTATCAAAAGCAACATTTCATCATCTTCAACATCATTATACTCAACATCATCGTGTTGTCCAGAATAATGTCCTATGTCTTTTGGGTAGTATATTTTACAGCTAACACCAAATAGTTTGGTATTGATGCCAACAGATATTTTAGTGGCGTTCTGTAGTGACGAAGTTATTAAATTTAACATTTTAACTCTTATGATTTATTTTTAATATATTTAATACATTAAAAAACCCCAATTAAGGGGTTTGTTTTTTTAGTTAATTGGATTATTAGTTAGTTCTATAAATCCAATAACCATCTTGCTCATATTCATTACCATCATATGATGCTAGAGTGTGTGCAACACCATCCATATCAACAACATCTGAAACAAGCCAATCAATATCAATGATTTTACGCATTGGGTTGGTCTTTAACAAATGTTTCAAATCGAAACCTAAGTCTAAATACCAACTATACGAATCACCAGACATCATAAGTTCCGCGTATTCAATGTCATCTTTGTAATTATCTTGTTCTTCGTCAGTTAATTCAAAAAATGTGTCTTTGTGATATTCATTCTCAATTTCTTCAAAGTAATCACTTACAATATAACGTGACAAATCAAAACTAGGACCAAATGCATCGATTAGACCAATGTCTTCGATTAAATCCAAAACATAACTTCTAGCCATGTTTTCTAACTGGTCATAATCGCCACCGACAATATAAGTACCTTGTTCAGTTTTAAATTCAGTAATCTCTGAATGAATTTGCCAACTATCTGTAACAATAATGTTAGATGCGTCAACCCAATTATCGAAATCTTGTAAATCTTCATCTAGCAGAAAACGTGTGATTGCTTCTTCTTTCGTATATTCCATTGTCTTTAACCTTTGGCTAATTTAACTAACGCTTTTTTTGAAAATACTTTCGATTTGATTGGTTTTCTCTTCATTTTTCTGAACTTGAGCTTTTTGTTCATCTTATTTTTTAGTTTTTTCTTAACACTTTCTGCAACTAATTGTTTAAAACTTTTCATTTTGTAACCTTTTATATTTTTAATTAACACTTTGTACACTGGTATAATTATACAACACAATTATACAAATGTAAACCAAATAGTGTGGTTTATTGTTTAAATACTATTTATCCAATCTCTGAATTTAGTAAAAGTTAAAGTTGTAATTTTCAAAGTAATTTCGGATTTAGAAAATGGCATTTTAACTCTAAATTCAATCCAGTTACCTCGATCATAAACTACTGCGTTATATTTTAATGTATTGACAAGAACGTCAACAATCCCTTCGTCTATTTTCATATTTTACTCAATTGCTGTATACCAAGTGGAGTCGAATGTCTGTAAATCTTCAATTGCTTTAGCTACCAATTCTTCACCTTTAGCGTAAAGTTCAGAACCATCATTAGAAATTGGAATATCATCAAGCGTGAAACCCTTTCTAACCGAGCCAATGTATTGTAAGTATAAACCAATTACTATATTAAGAAATTGTAACTCACTATAACCAATATCGTCTAATTTAGGAATTGTAAATATTTTAGCATAAACAGATCCAGTCATTAGTGACGTGTAAAGTGTATTGTTATCTCTTATGTATTTCCATGTGGTTGAAACTTCAATTGGTTCTTGTGTTAGCATTGGATGTGTTACATATAAATTACTTATATTTAAAACATCCGAACCATTATGAGTCTTAATTTTTTGTTCTTGACTATCAATGTTAATTTCAGAATATGAAACAACAGGTCGATAATTTCCAAAAATACTAAGAGCTCTTGTAACTAACCCTGAAAGGACTGGCAAATCAACTTCAACATTTGATTCGCCAATATAATATTGATTGGAGTTTACTAACACATACTCGTTTAGTTCTTCAATCGTCATTTATGTTAACCTTGCAAAGATTCTAGGTAAGATGCTTTAGAAGACATTTCTTCTTTTTTCTCAACTTCGATAGGGTGTTCTAGTAAAGATTCCATGAATGCAAAGTGTTCTGAAACTTTTTTATCTTTTTTACATGGTTTCTTTTCATTGTTCATGTCATCTTCAGAATCCATTTCCTTGTCATCTTTAGAATCCATTTCCTTGTCCATGTCATCTTCAGAATCCATTTCCTTGTCATCTTTAGAATCCATTTCCTTGTCATCTTTAGAACCCATATCACCTTTGGCTTCGTCAACTTCAGGAGTATTTTTCCATTCTACCAAAAGTTCTTCAATTTTAGCAATTTCTTCCTCAGAAAGAACAGTCATACCGGCCTTTTCAAGAACAGCAGTTGCATTTTCAATTGATTCTAGTTGCTCGTCAACCTTTTCAGAAATCTCATCAATTTCTTCCTCAGAAAGAACAGTCATACCGGCTTTTTCAAGAACAGTAGACGCGTTTTCAATTGATTCTAGTTGCTCGTCAACCTTTTTAGAAATTTCGTCAATTTCGTTTTCAGAAAGGACAACCATACCGGCATTTTCAAGAACACTGGTTGCAACATCAACAGAACTGATTTCTTTTTCAAGAACAGTCATACCAGCTTCTTCAATTACGGTGGTCGCTTCTGAAATAGAGATGGTGTGTTCAGCAGATTCTGTTTTAATACGTTTGTCAATAATTTTCATTTTTATTCTCCAATAGTGATAGCAATTTTGCCATCAAATAATTCAATAATCGCATCTTCAATTTGTACGCTTACTGCAAGTTTATCTTCGTCAGTTGTTTCTACGATAACATGTGTATCTGATTCAACTACAATAGATGTAATAATGTTTAGTTCTTTGTCTAGTTCTTCAAGGTGTTTAACAATTTCATCAACACTATCAATATCCAACTTTTCTTCAACGGTTGGTTTTGATTTAACACTAACTACTTGATCGGTAAAATCAATGTCGTATTCATTACCGAAAACAGACATAAGAATGAATTTTAATTTAATAGTAGACATATATTTAACACTAAATTCAAACCCACCATCAATGTCTTTGAATTTAGCATCTGGTTCAAAAATTAAAATATATTGTTTAATTTCCATAGTTTCGTCAACTGATGGGGTTTCTTTCTTTTCAGCAATAGTCAAAACACCGTTTGACAATGAAATATCAAAAGCATCTTCACTTTCTGAAAGAATTGATTTGAGTTGTGATAATGTAATCATATAATTTCCTGTTATTTTTTAGCTTTAGGTGCTTTTTTAGCACGTGTGCTACGTTTTTTAGTTTCTTTTGGTTCTTTTGGTTCTTCTGACGTTGTTTCTTTAACAACTTGTTTGTCTACCTTTTTTGGTTTTGTTTCTTTTTTAGTTTCAACCGTATGTTTATTTACAGTATTCTCTTTAGGTAGAATTTCAAAGCACTTCTTTGGATAAAGTAAATTATCATTTTTAGAAAAGGTAATTTCTTTTACTTCACCAGCTTTAAAAGAATGTGTTATTCCACAAACTTTAAGAATACTAGTGCCACTAGAAATGTTTTTAAATTTTTTTGTTTCTTTAATCATTTTGATTCCTCAATTTACTTACCTATTTATCACTTTCTCACGTTAGTTTTTTATATATTCTTATTTAATCCAAAAATATATAAAAAACTACCTCCTAGGAGGTAGAATTTTGAATAATTTATAGTGTTACTTTAAAAGTAACACCATTTTAATTAGTCAATAACGATTTTAGTAATCATTTGTGGAACAACTGCTTTAATACCAGCTTGTAACGCAACACCCTTCTGTGCTTTAAGAGGGTTATGGTCTTGACCTTGCATTAGGCTAGTAACAACCAAAGGCATGTAAGGTGCATAGATTAGAGAGTTATCAAACATTGTAGTACCTTTAGATACAAACAAGATTTCTTTAGCAGGTAGTGCCAAAGAACGAATAACTACTTTACCATCTAAAGTACCAAAGAAATGCGCACCACTTGCAGTAGTAGCAATATCAGCAGGAACAAATCCAGGCATAGTACGAATAACAGCCGCTGCACCAGAAGAAGCAATAAGAACTGCACTAGAACCAGTACGTCCAGAGTTCAACAATACTTTACTTTCTGCTTCTGCAATTGCGTCGAAGAAAGAAAGTTTGTGTTCTGAATAAGAAATAGCAGTTGAAGGAGGTGTTTGTCCCCATGTAACAACACCCTGTGCGTTCATGTAAGCTTCTGCAACAACAGCGTTAGAAACTTCAGCAGTTAATTCACCAGTAAGGTCTTTAGCAATAGAAGTATTAACGTTGATACCGAAACGGTTGCTTAGTTCGAATGACTTGAATAAACCGATGTCAGAACGTAAAGCGAAAGTCTTAGCACGAAGTCCAACAGACTCATATTCAGAACGGATAGTTGGGATTTCAGACATAACTTCAAAGTTAGTTGCATATCCAGCAAATACCTTAGCACCAGCTACTGGAGCAGATAGGAAAGTTACTTCAACTTCACCAGTTTCATAGTTGATAGTTCCAGAACCGCCAACACCGATTAAGTTACCTTTAGCGTCATCGATAAGTTTAACATCAGTGCCTTCAATAGTAACTTCAACAGAACGTACACGTACAGGAGCTGATTCAACAACAAAGTTAAACACTTTAGCAGAATCATCACCAACAACACCAGTGTCTTCACCAGTAACTTCTTCACCTGCAAAACCATTAGCAGAAGCACGACGTCCACCACGAGCTGATAGTAAAGTTTGTCCGTTAGTGTAACCACCACGACCAGTTCCAGATACGATGTTTTTGAAGTATACAGTACCTTGTTGTTCTTGCATAGGTTGTACAGCTGCCATTAAAGGAACAACTGATTGTGCTGCTGATGCAGTAATAACATCTAAACCGATGTTAGGAATAACACCCATATCACCAACAGAACCGTTAGCTTCACTAAATGCAACATACTTATCAAAGTTTTCAAGTTGCTGACCAAGTGCGAAAAGGTCTTCAGAAGATACTTTACCTTCAACTTTTGCTTTAGTAGAGTTACTTTCAAAGAAGTTTAGTTGTTCTGCGTACTTTTCACCAAGTTGGTTAATTTTTTGTTCAATATTTTGATCGTTCATTTTATAATCCTATAGATTTTTATTTTTAAATTGTCCTTATTGGACGTATGATACCTTTTTGGTATCTCTTATTTTAGACATCATTTAGTGCTAACGTCTTGTTGTTTTGTAGAATATTACTATTCCTATTATTTTTATTTAATTTGTTATTTATATCAAATATAATATAAATCTTGTATTTACAATGTTATGATAACTTTTTTAATTGTTTCTTAGCAACAGTGATTGATGAAAAAATAACATCACTATGTACACTATTATCATATTTGACCCAATTTTGGTCAATTGGGTTAAAAACCATATTACCCCTCATGATAATAAAACCATCATTGTATTTTTTAATTAAGATTTCGTTTTTTGCTTCTGCAATAAAACTTTTAAATATTTCCATTACATTAACTCACTAAGTATACTTTTAGATTTACTAGATGTTATTGCTTTATTTTCAATAACAACCCCATTTAGATCGTTGACCGCTGTATAACGCGATACGTGTCTCTTATTTTTTTCTTGTAGTGCATTATTCAAATCATTGTCATCTGAATGTTTGTCTATCATTTCTTCAATAATGTATTTTTCAAGATTAGGGTATAACATAGTATAGTTAGTAACTTTAAGTTCTTTTACTTTATTTTCAAGTTTTCTAACAGTTTCATTGTTACTATTTACTGTACTTTCATGCTCAAGTTCTAGTTCTTCTATAATTTTAGTATTATGTTCTTCTAATTGCTTTAATTTTTTAACTAAATTTTTATGTGATATTTCTAATTCATTCTTCTCATTAGAAACAGTCTCAAATTTTTCTAAAATATTATTATATTTGTCGTATGTTTCATCAATTGCTTCACCAAACTTTTTAGAAGTTTTTTCATTTTCCATAATAGTTAGGTTAAGTTCTTTAATGGTGTCTTCTTTTGACTTTAATTCTTTTCTGTGTAGTTTTTCAAGTTCATCGAAATTGGTATCTTTAATATCCATCTCTTTTTGATAAGCTACAAAATTAGCAGTTAGACCATCGATAGTTGTTTTTAGTTGTTCAATAATTTTAGTACTATTTTTATGTGACTCTACAAAACCTTTACTTTCAATAATTTGTTCACTGAATTCAGATAATACTAAACTAACTACTGATGTTAGATCGGTTAACATTTCGGTCACGTTATCATTTTTGTCATCTTCTGTACTGTCATCTTCGTCACCATCTACATGATTTGACATATCAATATTTATTAATTTTTTAACAACGGTATCGATTGCGGAAGAACCAGTGGTGTTGAGTTTAGAAACAGAATCTTTTACTTTTGTAATTTCTTCACTAGATAACTGTTTATCACCATCAAGAATTTCAATTAACAATTTTGCTAGGTTTTCATTAGATGTATCAAATCTAATTAACTTGTAAAGAATTTCCATGTATGATATGAAAATCTTATGTTTTGTAATTTCAGCATTGAACTTTATTAGCTTCTCAATTTCTTTTAATTTTTTTAAATTTTCTTCACTGTCG